ACAAATCTTCCACGCTTTATTTGGAACTACTGGTCAACAGGCGGGTGCAATTCTTTCTGAAAACGTTAAGCAGTTAGGCGAACTCGATGACAAGGTGAAAAAATCAGCTGATGGCCAAGGGTATGTTGTTAATCTTGCAAATAAGAATATGCAATCTACCCAAAACGAATTAAAACAATTCAAAGCAGCTGGGGAGGCTGTTTTAATTATGATTGGACAAAGGTTCTTGCCAGTTTTATCTGACGCAGCCACTTCAATGGCTAAGGCATTTAATTCTAAAGAGGGCAAGCAAGGGCTTGAAGAAATTGCTGGTTGGATCGCTGAAATATTCCAAAAGCTCGTTGATACCGTAAAATTTATCGGGGAACATAAAGATTTTGTTGTAAATACAGTAAAAGTTTTCGCTAGTATTTGGGCAGTTAATAAAATTGGCGATGCTCTATCGATGGTTAAAAAAATTAATAATGAACTTAAAATAATGTCAGGTATTAATGCTTTATCTGATGCATTATCTGGCGGAGGTATTAAATCTTCTGTAGGTAAAGGTGTTGCTGCTGAAGCTGGAACAGTTGCTTCAACAGTAACTAAAGGAGGCGTAGCTGCTGAAGGCGAAGCACTTGTTGCCTCTGGCGGTTTATCAAAAGCTACTTCCTTAATTCCAAGATTATTAGGAATTATTGGTTCTGTTGGCGGAAGTACAGTCTTGTCTGGCGGAATAAATGCAGGAGCTGAATTACTCAGTAAAGATAGTACAGCTCAAAAGACTGGCGGAGTTGCTGGCTCACTTGGTGGAGCAGCGGCAGGAGCAGCGATTGGTTCTCTTATCGCTCCTGGTATTGGTACAGCAATTGGTGCAGCAATAGGTGGAATGGGTGGTAAAAACTTAGGTAAAAAGCTTGGGAATTTGATTAATGACGGTTTAAAAGAATCTTCATTAAAAAGCGAAAAGCTACCAGTTGTTAAGTTTGACCCTAAAGCACCAACAAAAGATATGAAAGAGTTCTCCAAGGACTACCAAGGATTCTTGGATAAAATTAACAAGGCATCAAATGTTGATATTGTCGATGAGAAATCACTTGAAAAAGCTAAGAAAGCAACTGCTGATGCTTATGCAAAGATGTCCAAAGATATTGATAAGTTTTATCAGAATCAAGAAAAAGATTCTAAAAAGCAAGTAGATATTCTAGTTAAAAATGGTGTAATTACTCAAGCTCAAGCAGACAAAATGACCAAAGGCCAAAAAGATTCAGACGATAAGCAGAAAGCTGCTCAGAAGAAGAATCTTGATGAGATGAAGAAGAATACTGATAACTACTACGCTAGTGTTTCTAAAGAGCAAAAAAGAGCTAATGATGCTAATACAAGATTAACTAAAGATCATGATGCTGAGATTAAAAAAATTAAATCAGGCAGTACTGATGCTCTTTTAGCACTGGAAAAGAAATACGGTAAAAATTCACCTCAATATCAAAAAGAGATGATGGCTGAAATTTTAAGAGCAACAAATTCTTTTGATAATAAGCAAGAGCAAAATAAAAAAGAGCATAGCAACAATATGAATAAGATTGAAAAAGACTATGCTAAAACACAAACAAAATCTGAAGAGCAGATGAATAATCAAATAAATACTGCTACTAAGATCGCTCAAAATAAACAACTAGATTTACTTGATGATTTAAAGAATAAAAAAGGTAAATTAAATCAAAAACAATTAATTGATACGCTCGAAAAGGCTGACGATGAATATAAAGGTGTTAAGGATAAGGCGCAAAAACAAAAAGATGATGTTGTAAAAGCAGCAAATGAACAATATAAAAAATCCGTTGCAGCAATTGATAAACAACGTGCAGAAAATAGTTCTATAACAAAAGCTCAATATGATGAAATGATAAAAACTACTAAAAAGCAACGTGATGATTCAATTGGTCACGCTAATGAACAATATAAAGGCGTAGTAGATAAGGCACAAAAAACTCATAAAGAAACAATTGACTTTGCTAATGATAAGGCTGACAAAAATGTAAAAGCTGCTGCAGGAGAACAAAAACAAACGGTAGAACAGTATACAAAAGGATTTAGAGATTCAAGAGACTTAATTAACTCATTTGTTGACGGGATTAATGGCGTCCTTAACTTCCTGCATAAAGGTTGGGGAAATATCGGTCACGTTAGCCTTAAAGGATATGCTGTAGGTACTCGTGGATTAGCTCAAGATGAAACAGCTTTAGTTGGTGAAGAAGGATTTGAGCTTGCTCACCATCAAAGCCGTGGTATTTTTGCAGTTGGACAACAGGGCCCTGAAATTCGTAACTTGAAAGCTGGTACTTCGATTCTTCCTCACTCAATGTCAAAAGAATTCTTATCATTAACAGCTAATTTACCAGCTCATGCTGACGGAGTATCTGGTTTCTTGTCAGATGCGCTTGGATGGGTTAAATCAACATATAAAGATGTTACTAGCGTTATTTCAAAAGGCCCCAAAGGAGTTGTAGAAGCTATTTATAATGGCTTAGGATTAGACAATTTAGAAAATGACTTTCCGCCAGTTGTAACTAGGATGGCAAAAGGTTCTGCTCAAACTGCTGAGGATAATTTTATTAAATTCTTACAGTCATTCTTCAAAAAAGCTGAATCAGATGCAGGAGGTTCACAAGGTTCGCCATCTGGTACTGGTGTTCAACGTTGGGCTGGACAAGTTAAACAGGCACTTGCAGCTAACGGATTGAGCACTAGCCAAGATATGATTGACCGTGTACTTCGCCAAATCGCAACAGAATCAAGCGGTAATGAAAAAGCTGTACAAGGAAATATTGGAGATATTAATAATATTACTGGTGACCTTGCTAAAGGACTAATGCAAACAATTTCCTCAACTTTCAATGCCAATAAATTCCCTGGTCACGGTGATATTTTTAATGGTTACGATAACTTATTAGCTGCTCTTAATTATGCTAAAAAAACCTATGGCCCAAGTTTATCATTTCTTGGAAATGGGCATGGCTATGAAAATGGTGGAATCATAAATGCTCATGGATTTTATGAAATTGCTGAAGGAAATCGTCCTGAGATGGTGATTCCCCTTGACCCTCAAAAGAAATCGAGAGCGACACAATTATTGAATCAAGCAAGTCAAACGATTAACAATAATTCAGATAATCAAAATAATTCTAATGATATCTCTAGCATATTATTTCAAACAGTTGGATTACTTTCTCAAATTTTAGGAGTTAATGAGCGGCAACTTTATGCAGTATCTAATATGCCTACCCCTATCATTGATGAACGAAGTCTATCAAATGGTTTAGCACCTGAAATGAATAGGGCTATAGACAATTATCAGAAAAAAATTGATTTATTGAGGGGGAAATAATGGGATTTAAAGTTTTATATAATGGCATAGATTTATCTACAATTGTAGATGGATTTACTGCTATTACAAGAAATATTGGTTCTGGTTGGACTAATAATACTCAGACAAATTTAAAAGTAGGTTCTGACTTTATACGCAATTCGATCGATAGTAAGTCAATAACAATAAATTTTATTGTAAATGTTAAACCTGATAGATTTACCTCAATTAGAAAACAACTGGCTAAAGCATTAAATGTAACAGCGCCTCAACCGCTTATTTTTGATGATGATGTCAACCAGGTTTGGATGGCAGTTCCAGATGGAGTGCCAACTTTAGATGAATCAACATTTTATCAAGCCGTAGGTTCAATTACGTTTTTAATTCCTGACGGTTATTCAACGACAATAGATACCAAAGTTTTGAATGAATCTAATTCAGGAGGAGAGTTTGGAACAATTACTCATAATGCTGATGGTTCGACAAAAGTTCAAATTAACAATCAAGGAACTCTTGAAACTTTCCCAAAAATAAAAATTACCAATGCTCATGAAAATGGTTATCTTGGTCTTGTTAATGAGAATGGTATTTTAGAGCTTGGGAAAAGAGATGAAGCAGATGGAGAAACGGTTCCTGAAAGTGAGGTATTATATACAACTGATTCTGATTTGCAATTTAGTGATTTTGTAGATGCGAGTGGTAAAGTTAACCCACAAATTGCATCAGTCGGTGGAACTTGTGATACGACAGGGAAAATTGGTTATTTAAAAGATGGATTAAGGCTTATAACCCAAAGCACAGCTACTGGAAGTACTCATAGAGGAGGAATGCTGTCTCTTGACATTCCACCAGATTCAAATGGAGAAAAAGGTTCTGTTAATTTTTATGCATGGTTTAATATTTTTGTTCACGCTTTACAAAATGGTCAGACAGGATTGCTCCAAATTATGTTCACGGACTCAAATGATAAATTCGTAGCTGGTTACGGAATTGTCAAATCTGATAAGACAGGTAACACAGGGGCAGCGAAATTTTGGGTTGGCGGAGACCATCCTAAAGAGTATAAATCAATTACCTTTACAACGAATGATGGAGAGCAGACTAAAGACCCCAATAACAACACCATGTTCAACAGTAAAAAAGGGTCAGCTGATTTTGTCAAACAAGGTGCAAGTTTAGGCTTTTACTGGAAAGGAAGCCGACAAACGATTAATGTTCCTGAATTAGAAAATGTACCAATTGAGAGGGTTTATATTTTTATTGGTAATTTCACAAATTCAAATAAATTTCTGGGAGAATTATCACTTCGTAGATTCTGGTGTCGGAAAGATAAAGTCGATGTATGGCATGATTTGCCTAATCGTTATCAAGCTGGTTCGGTAATGGAATTAGATATGGAAAACGGAAAGATAACAAAAGATGGTATTTCATCTAATAATGAGCTGGTTACAGGTTCAGAATTTATCTCGCTTCCATCTGGAGAAACTGAACTTGACATTTATCAATCATCATGGAATACTACTCCGCCTCAAATAGAAATCCAATGGAAGGAGCGCTACTTATAATGCAGATTACAATTCACGACAACCAAATGAATCGAGTGGGGTTCTTAAGTAACGAAGTGCCTGGGCTCCCTTCTTTTTTCAATGATAATTGGCACCGCTATTTGGCGGAAGGGGCAGCTACCTTTGATTTCTCGGTTAATAAATTTAAAAACGGAGCTTTGCAAGATTATTGTCAATTTCTAAATGACCAAGCCTATATTAGTTTTACTTATGAAGGAGAAGATTTTCTATTTAGTGTTCTGACCTCTGAAGAAACAGATGATGTCATTACCTTGAATACTGCGACTTTGAATCTTGAACTTAGAAATGAACAAGCGAATCCTTTAGTCAATAGCTCAAGTCATAATATCCAATGGTATTTTGACCAAATGCAGCTCATTTCTAATGCTCAAATTATGATTGGGATTAATGAAGTCTCTAGTCTTACTCGTACAATCAATTATGATGGCCAAGAAACCAAACTTGCTCGGCTCTTATCTGTAATTGGTAACTTTGATGCAGAATTTGAATTTGTGACAGAGCTAAATGATGATGGGACATTAAAAGGGATGACCTTAAATATTTATAAAGCTAATGATGGCGCAAATATTCAAGGGGTGGGAACATGGCGAAATGATGTTACTTTATATTTTGGAAAAAATGTTTCAGAAGTTAGAAGAACAGTAGATCGTACTCAAATTTTTAATGCTACAAATATAACTGGAGCAGATGGTTTAAATTGGAATAATTCAGAATGGTCTGTTAAAAATGCGGATGGTGTAGAAGAATTTTATAAGAGAAAAGGCTCAACATTAGCTTTTGCGCCATTATCTGCTGAATTATATCCATCACAAATACAATCTGCAACTGGTGATATCTGGATACGTAAGGATTTTGAAACTGAATATACTAATGTTAATGATATGTGGGGCTATGCCCTTAGCCAGTTTAAAAAATATGCTTATGCATTAGTCACTTATGAAGTGAGTGCTAAAAGTCAATTAGTGAGTCAAGCAGTTGGCGATGGTAAACCTTTATCCATTGGCGATACGGTACGAATCCAAGATGAAAACTTTAACACTCAAACAGGTGGCTTGATTCTTCAAGCCCGTGTTTCTGAGCTTGAGATAAGTTTTTCTAACCCTTCTAATAATAAATTGACCTTTAGTAATTACATTGAATTAGAGAGTGGAATTTCAGATGATTTAGAAGCTCGGTTGGCTCAGTTGATTAAAGATAGCACTCCTTATCGGCCGGACATAACCTCTACCAACGGTACTCAATTTAAAAATGGAACAGGAACGACTACATTAGGCGCCCACATCTACTTTGGGTCAGATACGACTGAAACAGACGCAGACAGCTACGAATGGTCGAAAGACGGAACGGTTGTCGCAAACGTTCAAGAAATCACTGTGGATGCCGGAGGAGTTGCGAATAAGGCAGTTTACAGCTTTAAAGCGACAGTTGGCGGTAAAGTAGTCGCAAGTCAGTCGGTGACTATCACTAATGTGAATGATGGCGCTAAGGGCGCACAGGGTCCGCAAGGTCCGCAAGGATTAAAAGGTGACCCTGGAGCAACTGGTATCCCCGGACAAGCCGGAGCTGACGGAAAAACAAGTTATCTTCACATCGCTTATGCTACAAACTCAACCGGTACGGCTGGATTTGATGTATCAAATGCGACTGGTAAAACTTATATCGGACAATATACAGACTTTACGAGCACTGATTCTACAGACCCAAGTAAGTATACATGGAGCTTGATTAAAGGTGATAAAGGCGATAAGGGAGACCAAGGTATTCAAGGCCCTGCTGGAAGTAACGGTGACCCAGGTAAAGTTGTTTCCGATACTGAGCCGACCACTCGATTCAAAGGTTTAACTTGGAAATATTTAGGTACGTCTGACCTTACAGCGAGTGACGGAACAGTTATATTATCTGGCACTGAATACTATTGGTCAGGAACTAACTGGATATTAAGCGAAATAAATGCACATAATATCAACGGTAACAATTTAACAATTACTGATGGTGAGTTTGTAAGCACAACAACTAATGGTCAAGTTTCAATCTCTACTGAAATCAAAGATAATCATATTATAATTTCAAAGACAGACGGAACTGTTAATACTAGAAACGATATAGCACTTGATTCTGAACAAGGACTAGCTCAGAAATTTACGAACATTAATACAGGATTTTACAGATTAGCTGGGATTAATTTTCAAGGACCGTTCATAAGCGACTCAGATGGAAACTATGCTCAACTTACACCTCGAGGTACTGATTTATCAACTGATGTTCCTTGGACAAATCTAACACTTGCCAGTGGTTTTAGTATTGGTTCTGGGGGAAAAGCTCGTTATCGAGTTAAAAATGGTGTTTTATACATCCACTTTAGAAAAATTGTTTGCCCAGCTATAACGGGAAATCAGCCAAATACTCTTTGTTATGTTCCAGCAAATGGAAGAGCTTCAGATGGATATGACTCCTTTGGTGTTATGTCAGCAACTAACTCTACACGTATTCAATACAATGATTCTGGTGATGGAAAAGTTGCGATTGTCCCAGCAAGTAATACGACTTCTGGGCAAGGGTTTAATGGATTTTTAATTTGCCCAATGGATTAGTTTAAGGAGAAAAAATGAAAACAGAAAAGAAAAGTGAAAATTATAGTTACTCTATTGCACAAGATACAAAAGAAATTGTTTCAGTGTCTGCTTCACTAGGAGCTGATGGTGCATTCAATTTCAATATCAGTATTAGCGAAGCAGAGTCATATCATGCTAATAGTACTGAAGTTAATTCAGAAATAGAAAAATTACTTGAGGAAATTACCGCTCAAGCCAAAACATATATTGCTACCGTAAATTAGAAAGCAGGGGTTATGGAATTAAAACAGCTAGTAGAACAGCATGAGACTAAACTCAAACAACATGATAAGGAACTGTCCCGACTTAACGACATGTCGGTTGAAATGCAAAAGCAGATGAATGATGGCTTGACACGTGTTGATGAATCCAATCGCTTTTTAAGAGAGCAGAACACCAGACAATCTGAACAGAATGCTCAAATCCTACAGGCTGTTATTAAAGGTAATGAAAGCTCAGATGAACGACAGTTTCAGTTGAAGTTGCTTGATAAAACAAACTTTTGGAAATTGATTTTCGGAATTGGTGGAGCTTCGGCTTTCATATATACGATTATCATGGAAGTTATAAAATTAATTAGATAAAAGAGGAAAAATAAGGAGGGCTTATGGCTAAAATATTAACACTAGATGTGACTAGTTTTAAATTCGCAGATAATGAGACAGACTTAAGTTTTAGAGCATTACAAAACGGTGTGATTATCAGTGACAGCACTTTATCAGCCACTATCAAAATTAAACAAGTTGATATCGGCTACCTCAAAAGTGTTTCAGCAAAATGGGTCGATAAACATATTGTGATTAGTTCTGGAGATTTGAGTGACTTACCTGTTGGTAGTTACTTATTAGAGTTGTGGTTGAGCAGTTCAAGCGGCTATGAGATTTATCCTGATTCTGGTTTCGTCAAGTTATCCATCAATCAAAACGCTACTGGTATTTCCGGTAACTTGATTTCATCAATTACTTTAGGCGAATTCCAGCAACAGTTTAGTGACTTAGCCAAAGAACTTATTGATAACCTACCAGAAGGAAAGGTTGGTCCACAAGGCGAAAAGGGAGAAATAGGACCGCAAGGAATTCAGGGTATTCAGGGCGAGCGTGGCGAGCAGGGAGAACAAGGACAGCAAGGTGTTCAAGGAGTAGCTGGTAAAGATTTTTCAATTGCCGAAACGTTTCCAAGTGTTGCGTCAATGAGTGGTGACGGTTTAACAAAGGGAGACTTTGTTATGATTTCATCAACCGTTGAAGACCCAGACAACGCAAAATTGTATCTGTGGAATGGTACTGAATTTACTTTTATTACTGATATGTCAGGTGCTACTGGTATCAAGGGAGACACTGGACCACAAGGTATACAAGGTGTTCAAGGTATCAAGGGAGACACTGGACCTCAAGGGATTCAAGGTATTCAGGGACCATCTGGTAAAGACGGCACTAATGGTAAAGACGCTGTAATCAACGTTGTTACGCAAGCAGAATATAATGCACTAACCGACAAGACAGGCGTTTACTTTATAGGAGGTTAATATGGCAATTATAAATGGTAAGGCGCTTGTCAAGGACGGTAAACCACTTGATAGAGTGTATTCAAACGGTCAGTTGGTTTATGGTCGGAATTTGTTAGTTAATAGTTCTGCTAAGACCAAAGATGGGTTCTTTAAAAACTTTGACAAAGTAGAAAATGACTATGGCGAAGCGACAATGAAGGGGACTAATACCTATGTCAGTAGAGACCTGTCGGCTGGTTTCTCTATTCAACCTAGGGGCTATAAACCAGGTGATAAATATACCATTAGTATGGATGTTATGTTTACAAGTTGGAATCTTCCTGCTGGGACAACTGTTAAAGAATTTTGGTTTGGTCAAAGATATACTGCAAGTAGTGATGGAACAATAACCAGTTATAAATTCATATGTTCTATTGATTTACCTAAAGACCCTAGTCAAATGCTGAATCAGTGGATAAGAATAACACAAACTTCAACGATACCTCCTTATGCAGACCCATCTGTCAACACACAAGCCATATTTCAGGCTGGATTCACTAGTACGAGTGAAGGTAGTTTTACATTTAGAGTTAGAAAACCAAAGCAAGAGTTTGGTTCAACCGCAACCCCTTGGACACCGGCACCAGAAGATTATATTTAAAGGGGAAATAACATGCAAGTAAATAGTATTTCAGATGTTGTTATCGCAGGTAGTGTATCAGCCAACACAAACGGTATTGATGTCGCGAGCTATCAAGGCGACACAATGCAACACTTCAGCTCATTCAAGAAAGAGGAAAAATAAAATGGATCAAAATTTAATGACAATCTTTAGCGGTATTTTAACTTTAGTAGGAACAGTAGTCTCTTACTTCATCTCACAGGCAGCTAAAAAGCATAGCAATGTAAAAAATATCGATGCTTTAGCTAAATTGGCAAATCAAGGAGTGACTTGGGCAGAAAAGAACTTCAACGAGAACCCTGAGAAGTTGTCTGAAGCTATTAACTATGTGACAGAAGAGGCTAAACGAATTAAAATCAAAACTAATCCCGCTCAGATTGAAGCTCAAATTGAAGCTTCTTTGGCTCAATTGAAAAAGAATTTTACTTCTGACCCAGTTAAAACTATTAAAGAGGTTGCACAAGCTACATCTGAAGTTGCTCAATCAGTGTCTAAAACAGCAGATAATATTTCTACCGATGCTGAAGAACTGGCTAATCTTGTGGAACCAATTATTAATGGAACAGAAGGACTCACTGAAGAATAGGAGGCTATTATGAATGGAATTGACATTTCCAGCTATCAAGCAGAATTGAATGCTGGAATTGTTCCTTCTGACTTTGTATTTATTAAAGCTACTGAGGGAACAAAATATATTAATCCAACTTGGCGAGAACAAGCTGGTCAAGTCACTCAAGCAAATAAGCTTCTAGGTTTCTATCATTTCGCTAGCACTGGAAATCCAATCGCTGAGGCAGACTTCTTTATCAGTGTTGTTAAAGAATATATTGGTAAAGCAGTTCTCGTCTTAGATTTCGAAGCTGGGGCAATCAACGCATGGGGAAATGTTGGTGCTCGTCAATTTTTGAATCGTGTAAAAGAAAAAACGGGCATCAATCCAATGATTTACATGTCTGCAGAAGTCACTCGTCAGTTTAATTGGAGTACTATTTCAAGTAGTAATGCTTTGTGGGTTGCTCAATATGCTTCTACAAGTCCTACAGGCTATCAATCAGAACCTTGGTCAGATGGCAAAGGATATGGCGCTTGGAGTTCTGCAGCGATTCATCAGTATAGCTCGTCAGGAACTTTAATGAACTGGAACGGACAGCTTGATTTGAACTTGGCTTATATCAACGCTAATCAATGGAAGCAACTAGCTGGTGGAAATTCTACAGAACAAAATAACAATAACGCAAATAATAATTCACAATTGGAGGATGATGACCTTATGAAATTTACATATCAAATTATTGATGCAAAAACAGGAAAAACGCAAGGAACTATTTATTACTATGATGGAAATAAAGTAGTTGCTTTGTCTCATGAAGATCAACTTAAAATTATTCGTCAAATCTATAAAGAGACAACAGGAAAAGACTTGAAACAGTATAGTTGGAGAACAGATGCACCTTGGTACGTCCGTTTCATGCAAGCAATCAATCAAAAAACAGTAGAAATTGCTTGGAAATAAACTATGGTAGAATTTTTCCAAAGAATAAAAGAATTGCCCGATATGAAACTATTTTTAGATTACTGGTGGATTTGGCTGATTATAGTTGTCGGTCTGATTATCTTGGCTGAATTAAATAGCAGAAAATAAATTAACCCTGGCTTCGGTCAGGGCTTTTTCTTTACAAAAAGAACGGAAAGTTATATAATGTTCTTATTCCAAAAAAAATTTTTCATAAAGACTCCTAAGCGTCTCTCTCCTAACTGGGACGCTTTTTTCTTGACAAAAAATAATGATAGCGCTATAATTAGTTACCATAAATAATCACTGAGTATTTTAATCCATGAAATACTCACTGCATATTTTGCTAAATGCCTCACTCTCGCGGGGCTTTTTTTGTGCTATAATATTATTGGACATCGATGAAGAGTTTTACTCTCCTCATTAGCTGCTCTTCGGAGCGGCTTTTTTCAAATAAAAAAGCTCTAGCTGGATGACTTCAAGGAGTCCAACTAGAGGATGATGTGTGTTAGTACAAGTTCAGAAAAAGTTTACTATATACAAAACATAGGAGGCACTAACAATTTAAATATTATCAATTTTTCAGACAATTGTCAATTATTTATAGTAGTGTGTTATAATATATTTAGTGGACGAGAAAATTATTTCTTTTACAGTATCTTTGATAATCTGCAGTACCGTCCACACTTATAAATTTATAAGTGCTACAGATTATCATACTCGGTTCTTTAGCTCAGTTGGTCAGAGCTAATGGCTCATAACCGTTCGGTCGCTGGTTCGAGTCCAGCAAGAACCATAAAAATGTATATTAAAATAGTAGAAACTTCTAAAAGGAGTTTTTTTAGTTACGTTAATTAAAATAAAAAAACTGTATATCTTAGATATACAGCCTCTTGCCCGACAAAAATTAGTTACGTTTTTAGTTACGTTTTAGAAGTAACTCATAGATATTCATTAGTACAATAATTTTTATAAATCCCACAAAACAAGGTTTAGCGGTATCTATTGACATTTATTGACACAGTATGCCATAATAGCTCTGTATCACAACAAATCCTTAGAACCCCTTATATAAAGGGATTTCAGATGTCATTATATCAGTTAGTTACGTTTTTAGTTACGTTCGGAAAAAAACTCAAAAAATCATAGTGCTTTAAGTATATTAGCGAACTTTTCAGCAGTTTCTTTCTTTTTCTCTTTAGCAAGATGACTGTACAAATTCATTGTGATTGAATAATCTGCATGTCCTAATCTCATTTGAATTTCTTTAGGATTTACATCATTGTTCATTAGTAGGCTTGCGTGAGTGTGACGGAAACCATGAAAACCTATGTTAGGAACTTTAGCGTTTTTAAAGTGTCGAACTAAGTGCTGTCTTTCGAGTTCGTAAGTTCTCATTTTTTGATGATATGAGAAAACTAAAGAATCATGCAAAGATATAGCACCGTCATTTTGTTGTTTTCTCCACTCTTTCAACATTGAAATTGTCTCGCTATCTACAGAAACTAAACGATTGCTTTCTTTTGTTTTTGCACTGTCTTGTATCTCATTGCTGTATTGTATGAGTGTCTTAGATACACTAACGGTATTATTGACAAAATCAATATCAGACCATGATAAGGCTAAAGCCTCACAGATACGCAAACCAGTAGCAAGTAAAAGCTTGTATAGAGTAGTGCTTTTTATATTTGCTGTGGTTGATTCTAAAGTGTCAAGGTAAGCTAAGAAGCGTTTAAGTTCATCATTATTAAAATACTTTATTTTTTTGACTGTTCTTGTCTTAAGTTTTGGAGAAAATACTTTTATAGCTGGATTGTCTGAGATGACACCTAGTTGCATACCATAATCGAGAATGCGTTTGATGATATTGAGTAATAGCTTATAGTCTTTGCTTTTTCCCTTCTCACGATTACCATTAACTATTTCAGCAGTATTGGCATTTCTAGCCCAGTCATTAACAATATTTTGCAATAGTATAGTTGTAATTTTCTCAACTTTATAGTTTCCGATCGCTGGCAAAATATAATTTTTTAAAAAATTACTATTGATTCTGATAGTATTTGCTTTTACTGTCAATTTATAAGAATCAAACCAACTAGCGGCTAAGGCATTAAAATTGTCAAATGAAACTTTTTCTCTTGCAACAGTAGACCCATTTTTGATAAACTTATTCATAGCTTGGTGAGCTTTGTTCTCGCACGTTTTACGGTTCTTGGCTGTAACCGTGGTACGTACTTGCTTACCTGTTAGGCTATCTACACCAAGATAAACATTTACTTTATAGACGGTTGTACCGTCTTTTTTTTTGACTTCTTTAATATTCATTTTTTTCTCCTGCTCTATTGTCGGGCAAGACATGATTAAGGAGAAAGCAATAGTATCAAAGTTTTATTTATTCAAATTCCATATCATCGATACCTTCAGTGAAGTTTTCTAAAAACTCATACTCATTCATAAATTGTATCCAGTAAGTAACTTGTTCCTCGTGATTATGAAAGCGAGGCTTACCTTCTGCATTTTTAATTCCTTCTGCCACGTTGTTAAAAGCACCGCTTATGTTCATGTCCCACATCTTGTTAGCTTCTTTTTCGATGCGGGAATCAGTCCATTTAGCAGCTGGTTTTCTACTAGCGTTTTTATCTAGCAAGTAAACTGTAGCTTTTTCCAAAAACTTACCTTGGGCACGAGTGTTTTCTTCAACATATTTTCTAAATTCTGTGTAATCCATTTTTCACCCCTTACTATAAACAGTGGCTATGTAGTTGAGCATGACCGATCATTTCATCAAACACCTCAACAACTAACCCATAATGACGCTTTTCTAACTCAAAATGCTCAATAAATGCATCATAATCAATAATGTCTGGTTCCCAGTCGAATTGAGCTAACCACTCATCGGCTCTGTATTCAATCATATAGCGGTCAGCTTCTCTTTCTTGCTTTCTATCCCAACCAGAGGAACGACAATCGAGATGCCTATGCCCAAAAGAAACATGACCCATTTCGTGAAGTAATATATTCTGAGTGACCATTTCACTATTAAAGATATCAATAAAAATATATGTTAGTCCTCTAATATTAAATTTCATACCATCTTTAAGATGCGGATAATCAGAAGGATTATAGTATTTTATTTTTACTGAGAGTCCTAACAATAACTCCTTTATAACTGACATATATTTCACCCCCTGCCATGGTCTTCTTCCCATGCTTCACGGAGCAAATGCTTGTAGAGTTCTTTTTCTCTATCTGTCAGAGGGACACCATCAAAAGCTACAGCTTCGTCAACAGCCTCTTGAAGTTCTTCGTCAGTAAGCGGAGAATTTATATCGAACAGAGGAGTTATTTTTGGTTTTGATTTAATAGCTTTTTTAGCCTTTTCTTGCTCTTCCAATTGAGAAGAAGCTGTATCAAGTACTATTTTTTGGCGAGGTTCTTCAAGTTGAGAACTGATTTCAGTGATTTTTTTCACCAAATGAGATTGTTTTTTATTATTGTTCCAATCTTCCAATGAGTAGCCTTGTTTATATGAAGGGTCAATATCAGACTTTAGGAGGCCAAGTGTGTCCGAAATTTTTTGAAGGTTACCAGCATTAGGTCTAGTTACACCTTTTATATATCCAGACAAAGTTGTTGGAGGTATTCCAGCTCTTCTAGCAAATTCAGCTTGAGAGATGCCTTCTTCTTTTATTTTTGTTCTAATATTATTAGATATAACCTTTTTTAATTCCTCTTCTTGAGGTGTTAAAGTTCCTCTGCCCATTGTATGAATCTCTTTCTTGAATTTTATTATATCGTTATTATAACGAATTAAACAGTATAAATCAACAGTTTTTTGTGAAAAATACGGTTTTTTTCGTATTTATTAATATTTTCGTCTTGACATACTGTTTAAACAGTAGTACAATTAACTCATAAAGTCAAACAAGCGAACGAACAAAACAGTTGCATAGCTTCTGTGAATGTAGTTACACGTTGTATTCAACTCAGCGTAAGTAGCAAGTTTGGCAAATAAAAAGCCCCAGTGGGGCGGAAAGGTTACTAATATGGAGCAAGTATATCAATTATCTATAATTTTCCCATCGCATGTATTAAAGCTTCCTATGAAGATATCTGAAAATGATATTGAAAAAATAGAGGAAGTTTTATCGCGAAAATTAATATTAAAGCATCTTGATAAAACGTCTGGGAAAGTATATAGCATTAATACCCAAAATGTACTATGGTTCGAGTTTAATGCTTTGAAAACAACTGAATTATGAGAGAAATTATACCTGGTATACCTACAAAAAACGTAATAATAGCAGTTATGATTGCAATCCATCTATTATGCCTCTCGTTCGATATTCTTTCAAAATCTTCTTGAGATTCCATCTTTGACTCTATTTTTAGGATTCGTTCTTTTAAATTTGCAATTTCAATTAGAGGAGCTTTTATTTCGTCATGAATTGTATTTTTAACATAAGGTTCAGTTTTATCTTGGTACGACATTGAGCCAAATTCGTTATCGATAAATTTATTAGCCATTATTAGTCCCTTTCAAATATGTCACTGATTTCGAAATTTCTTTTCCCTCTTTATTTTTGAGTTTGAAGACTGCAGCATAAATTTTATCTGTATCATATTTTAAGTTTTTTACAGTCATTTGTATTGGGAGATCAATATAGCTAGGAAGTGAATAAGAGTCTGATTTTGATAGTAAGGGAACAAGTCCGACTTTCTGACCGATCCCTCCCTTTCGAGCTTGATAATCTTCAAGCTTTCCAGAAAGGAGTAGTTCATACTTTTCGATTTCATAAATATATATCGAAAAATAGTAGACTGCACCATTTTCATAATTTAAATTAATCAATGTAGCAGAAAAATTAATATCGTTTTTCCCCTCAACTACATAGATATTTTCTGACATGAAATTTGAGATATACTCTTGCCTATGCTCGGGCAATTTAAAATCGTTCATAAGAACCTCCAATATAATTTTAGTTTAGTCACTTACATTATATCACGGAGTTGTGATATCGCTCACAATGAGCAGGGAAGACTGGCGAACAGGTTCGATTCCTGAATTTCCCTTACTGCGTATGCAGAATAAATTAAATGAAAGGAGTTTAAAATGGGAGAATCATTTCTTGAAAACGCCATTGAATCAGCACAACAAAGAAAAGAAAATATCTGTCCTGCTATCGAAAAGTTTGTAACGGAAACTCTTGAAAATCCAAACACAAAAGAAAACCCTGCAATGGTATCGGCCCTTGCAGAGTTACTTAAATTTTTATGATTGTTTCATGCCACCGTTTTCGATGTTTTTATCAATCATATTATATGCCTCGGCATATAACGATAGTTTTTCAACTAGTTTCATGTCTGGACTAGAACTCGAAACAACAGCTAAAGCAAACTTTTCAGCATCAATTTTCAAATTTAATTTCCTCCTTTCCATAATTTTGAGTAAATATCTGAGAAATATTTACAACAATATTATAGCACTCGGAGGATTCAAATACACACACAGAAAGGAGCCAGTATGGCAGAGAAAACACCACCAAAAATTACATTAAAAGCAGCACGAGTCAACGCTGGATTAACAGCTAAAGAAGTTGGAGAAATTGTCAAAAAGCACTACCAAACTATTCTGAGTTATGAAAAGGATAGTGAGAACATTCCAACAGGCTTGCTAATTGAGTTGTCTGAAATATATCATTATCCTATGGATTTTATTTTTTTAGGAAAAACATACGGTTTAAACAGTATAAAAGAAAAAGCTAGCTAAAGAGGTGGAACATGAATGAATTACAAAATATTGATGGATTTAATGCCAAAATCTACGGAACAGCAGAAAATCCTTTATTTCTCGCAAAAGATATTGCAGAACTCATCGAACACTCAAGAGCGTCCGAAATGCTAAAAACAGTTGATGATGATGAAAAGCTAATGCAACCAATCCTTGCATCAGGTCAAAATCGTAATATGTGGTTTTTAACCGAAGATGGACTTTACGAAGTTCTTATGTCATCTAAAAAGCCACAAGCTAAAGTTTTCAAGAAAAAAGTAAAAGAAATTTTGAAAACAATCCGCAAGCACGGAGCTTATATGACGGATGCAAAAGCTCAAGATGTTATCTCTGGTAATGGTTTAGCTGATTTGCTACTCCAAGCAGGAAATCAGATTAAGCAACTTGAACTTGAAAAAAGCCAAATGAAACCAAAAGCGTTATTCGCTGATAGTGTTTCAGCTTCCGAAAACACGATTCTCATTCGAGATTTAGCTAAAATCCTGAAACAAAATGGAATTGATATCGGAGAGAAACGATTATTTACTTGGCTTAGAGATAATGGATACCTTGTCAAGAAAATTGGTAGTGACTACAACTCACCAACTCAACGTTCGATGAATTTAGGTATTTTAGAGTTTACCGAAAACACTCACGTTCATAATAGTGGGAAGATCACCGTAACCAAAACGCCCAAAGTAACAGGCAAAGGTCAAATCTATTTTGTAAACAAATTCTTACAAGATTTAGCTAGTTAGAAAGGAGAATCTATGGGAGAACGATATGATCCAATGGCTGCGTATCTAGCCAATGGCGTCCTGGAAGAGTTTCGTAAGATGACGAATGAATGGCTGAAATTCCAAAAGGAGCTGTTTAAATATGAAAGTAAGACCGGAGAAATCAGGCAGGTTGATTTGTTGAAAGAATTCCACATGTCATCAGATACGTTGAAAAAGTGGAGAGAAAACGGATTACCTTCAATAAATAGAGGCGGTTCAGTCTTCTATCTCTTGGAAGATTTACATGATTTTTATTACTAAAATGTCGGGCAAGACATGATTAAGGAGAAAACGACTACCTCCACACACACAAAATTAATTCATTAAATGCGGTGCTTCGCTAGAAAGATTAATAAAATGAAAAACATAATTCTAACAACAAGAGAAGCAGATGCTGCGCTTCAAACTGCTCTAATCGATGGTGCTAAGTGGATTATCACACGAACAAGCGATACAGTGCTTTATCAAGGTAAGACAATGAACTTTACACCACTTAGAAGCGGTGGAGTATTGCTGGAGGTTTACTGATGAGCAGACTTATTGATTTAACTGGGCAAAGATTTGGCCGCCTGACTGTGATTGAACGAAGTAACATTAAGAAGGACAGAACAGCTGCAGTTTGGAAGTGTCAATGTGATTGTGGAAATATAAAAATTATTGCGGGAAGAAGCTTAAGAAGCGGCAATACAGCATCCTGCGGATGTTTAATGAGGGATATTAATACTAAAGCCTCCTTGGAAGACAAACGATTTCTGAAAGTTCATACCCCGGAAGTTAGAAATAAAGCTGTTTGCACAATAAACGAAAGTAATAAAGCTTTTATTACTAATCTGTCAACTGGAATAAAAAATATTAGTTATGTACCTCGTGCTATTTCTGCTTGTTATCAAGTAGCTATCATTCGGGATAAAAGAAAATATTGTCAAAGTTTTTCAACGCTACAAGACGCAGAACGAGCCAAAGAATACATACTAAGTCGCTATAAAAAAGGCATTCCAAACTGGAATGACAAATTATAAGGAGAACAAAATGAAAAAAGAAGAAATTGAATTATTAGTGAAATTTGCTATGCGAACTCAGAAAAAAGTAGATATTTACAAAATTAAAAAAGTAGTTGAAGGTTTTATCGCTTGCCAACCCGGTCACATTGAAGAATGGGCGTTCGAAGATATGAAAGATTATCAAATCCCAGAAATGCCAATTTTGCTTGAAGTTTTACGTGAATCTGAATTAAAACGAGTTAAAAGTGAGCGTGAAGAGCTTGATGAAATCATTGAAATGCTTGAAGACAAAGATGAATTCGAGTCTTGGTTTGATTTTATGGAATACGATGAGGAGGAAGAAAAACGGAACTAACAGACTTAACAAAAGAGCGAAAAGAACGACAAAATAAAAAAGCCCTGCATGGCACGCAGAGCAAGTAGGAAATTCGCCAAAACTTCTACTTAAATTATACCACGAATGCCTAAAAATTTGAAATGGAGAAATTAAATGAGCATTGATGAAAATACTAATTTAACTAAAACAGTGACAATCCCAATTGAAGAATATAAAGGACTGATTGAACGCAAGTCTTTTATTAATCCTAAAAAAGTAGCTAGAGAAAAAACTCCTTGGGAAGAGTTGGATGAAGAAGTTCAAGAATTCTTTACCTCTCCAAATGGTCGCATGCACCTTAAATGCTTAAATGCAATCGTAACTGGTCTATCTTGTACAAGTCTTTATAAAACTTGGCGGACAATGGTAACTCTTCATTCTGGTTCATATACAAGATGGTACACAAATCAGGATGTAGATACTGCTAGAGAGATTTTCGAAGAAATTAAAGCATGTATTAGATAGAAACGGAGAATTTAAATGGACTTACAACTTATACCAGTAGATGGCGATGGACAAAGGGTTGACTTGAATCCATCAGCTATAAAAGATATGGATAATGCCGCACTTACAGGGTTCTTAGCTCAAGGGAAAATTATAGTTGATCTTTACAAAAAAGCTGAGTCAGAAGCTAAGAAACGGCTTGATGAAGGACAGGAATTTAAACGTTTGAGTTACGGCAAAGCATCCGAACGAAGAGTTTTAAAAATGAATAATAAACAGAAGCGTGATTTAGTAATTTCTCGAGGTTGGGATTGTGTAGAACCAATTCCATTGGGCAAATTAATAGAAAAATTCGGGAAAGATATCGAAAACGAATTGCCAGTAGTAACTACTAAAAATAAGCCACCTCTTAAATGGGATGCGTGAGGTTCAATAAATGAAGAATATAACTCAAAAGCTTATCAAAGTTCAATCAGAGTTAAAAGCACCTAAAGGGCAGCATAATGATTTCGGTAGTTATTACTATCGGAGTGCGGAAGATATTCTTGAAGCCGTTAAACCACTACTAACCGAGCAAGGTCTTTTAATGACGATAACAGATATTATTGAGCAGGTTGGTGAGCGTTACTATATTCAAGCTAAAGTTATCCTTACTGACGGTGAGGATACGGTCGAGGTTACTGGATATGCTAGAGAATCACTCAATAAAAAAGGAATGGATGATAGCCAGATAACAGGAACGGCTAGTTCATACGCTCGTAAATACGCTATGAACGGCTTGTTCTTGATTGATGACACAAAGGATAGCGACAGCAACGAAAATCGCACAGAACGCGAAAATAGAGCTAAAAAAGCCGATATAGAAGCAGAAAAAGAGCGGCAATCTAAAATTGCTAAACTTAACACCCAATTTGAAAATGGGCTGAAAGCAGCAAAAGAAAAAGGTGCTCCAATGGAGCTTCTAACTGAGTGGAATAAATTGCAGAAAGTGCAAGCCATTAAAGAAATTGCAAAATGGATTAATGAAAATACGGAGAAAAAATCATGAGTATTATAACAACAGTAGTTCAGGTCAATGATAAAAATACTAGAACAGTCAACACTCAAAAAGGGGAAAAGCAAATCATCAGTACTCCTATTATTAAAGATTCAACAGGTAAATGGGTATACGCCTCGGCATTTATTAATTTCAAAGTTGAGCCAGGCGATATTCTAACAATAAGTGGACGAATTGAGCAAAGGGAAGATGGTCAGTATTTGAATAATAACTTTGCTTTCCCTACGGTGGAACGCTTGTATAAGCCCAAAGGAGCTGCTTCAAATTCATATCCTGCTAAAGATATTCCAAATATTGGCGAAGAAATGGAAATCAACGACGAAGACCTACCATTTTAATTAAGTTATTGCTGGAGGGTGGCGGAACGAGCCGTAAAGTCAATGAGTATTTAGTGTTTACACATAACCACTCATCGCCAGCTTTTAATTTGAAAAATAAAACTTGAAATAAATATAGAAGAAAGGAGTATTCGTGGCACAAAGAAGAATGTTCAGCAAAGAAGTAACAACGAGTGATTTATTCGTTGATATGCCGTCATCAAGTCAACTTTTATACTTTCATTTAGGAATGGAAGCTGATGACGAAGGATTTATTGGTAATGCAAAAATGTTAAGCAGAGCTTATGGCTCAAATAATGATGATTTGAAACTTTTGGAAGCCAAAGGATTTATCATTGCATTTCCGAGTGGAGTCACAGTTGTTAAAGATTGGAATTTGAACAACAAAATAAGAAAAGATAGACAAAAACCAACGATATATACAGAAGAAAAAACACTGTTATCTCTTGATAGTAAAGGGTCTTATCTACTTGGTAACCAAGTGTCAACCATTCCGCAACCAAATGGCAACCAAATGTCCGCACAGGATAGGATAGGAGAGGTTAGGTTAGGTAAGGATAGTATAGGTAAGGATAGTATAGACGCTTCGCAACCAAATGCTTTCCAAGAAAAAAGTTCAGGAGAAGATATAAACTCACTTCTTTCTGAATATCTTGATTCATTTATTGAATTTTCTAGTAAAAATATTGCAAAAAGAGCAATGGCACAAGTTGAATTCATGAAACTCTCATCAGAAGAAAAGAAACAAGCAGTAATCGGAGCTAAAAATTACTTTGAATGGTACAAACAAGAAAGTCCAGAAGATAAAACAAAAAAATTTAGTATAAATGCCTATGCGTTTTTAGAAAGTGCAACTTTTAAATCATTCCAGCAAAAAGTAAAAGTTAAAAAAGAAACTCTCGGGGGTCTTATCTAATGGCTTTTGATACATGGAGAGATGATGGAGAGTTTGCTATAAAAGCAACTGATGTTTTAAAAAACTATCAAGAAGGCGGGGAACTTGGAGCATGTGAAGTTCACGGCTGTGAGATTATCGGTTCTAAGAAACCTGTGCTTTCATATCCTAAGAATGAAAAAGGCGAAGTGATTGGAGAACCTTACTTATATGATGTAAGAGTTTGCCCGATGTGTCATGCTGAAGGAATAAAAACAGTTTCTGCTAAAGCTGTCAATGATTTCTTAGGAGAATTCAAAGCTAAAAAAGGTATTGATTTGACTAAAAATGTCATTGTTAAATATGATTTCGCTGATGAATTAAGTGTTGTATCTTGTGACAACATGGTCAAGTGGATTGTTACCAATGTTGGTAGACAGAAAAAAGTAAAACGATTAAAGGTCAGAAAGTACATACAGATTGCTGAAAATAGATTTTCTAGTGATGAAGCAAGAGAAAAATATTTGAAAATATTACATGATATTGAAGAAGCAGAAATTCTTATTTTCGATTCATTGGCAGATTTTACAGCAAATCAAGCTGAAAAAGCATTGACCCCTTTATTAAGCGCAAGTGATAACTGCTCAATTATTATACTAACAATTCCAGAAAGTGATGAAAGGCTTGAACAATTGCCAGCAAGATTGAAATTTAAACTCAATAATGCGCAAGTAATGAATTTCTCAAGTACAGGACACCAGAGATGAAGTTCCAGCAAACTAAAAAGTCAAAATATGGGGCAAAGAAAACAACGGTAGATGGCGTTGTATTTGATAGCAAAGCTGAATCAATCTACTATTTACAACATAAAAATGATGAGCGGATGACCATGCAAGAGAAGTTTGTTCTTATGGATAAATTCAGATTAAACGGAAAACTTTATAGAGAAATAGCTTATAAAGCGGACTTTGTTTTCAGAAATGAAGCTAACGAGATTATCAAAGTTGTCGATGTAAAAGGCATGGTCCTACCTGAATTTAAAATGAAAGCAAAATTATTTGCTAACAGATATGGAATTCCGATAACAATTGCTAAGAAAGTAGCAAGAATAAATATGTTCGAGGAGAGCGAGATATGAGTATGATTAAAACAAATTTTGTCACTTTGAAAAAACTATATGGATTGGCAAGAAATAACAATTTCAAAGCCACTAAAAAAGAGTTATATGTGAAAATCAGCGGTCGGACTAAGTACAATCACGAACTTTCTCAGCTTTACTTAGATATTTGCAATAAATACAACCACTCAAAGCAAATGAAGTGGAAAGATTTATACAAAATACTTGAAGAATTAATTCAAGGTTTAGCAATTGAACTTTAATAGCTCTAATTCATGAAAATTACGGTTACATTGAGCGCTTAAACTGTTTCATGGATAATTTATCACGAACAGCCTAAAAGCGCTTAGAAGCTAAAATATGAGGTATAAGTTATGGGATATTACGACACAAGAAATGAAGCTAGGAGAATAAGCAAGCTTGCTAGTCAAAATATATCGAGTGATTTAACTAAAACAGAATATGAGTTAGATAGTCAAAGTAAATTTAACCAGGAAATGCAGGCTGAGTTTCACGAAAGAATTAAAAAATTAGGAGGAAAGGAAAATGGCAACGAAAGTCTTTGATGTATTTATTGAAGGAGATAAAGTCGCAACTGGAACAATAGAAGAATTAATGGAAATCTTCAAAGTTTCTAAAACAGCAGTTTCACTTTGGATAAAAAATGGAAAAAGTAAAGATAGAGCAATACCGAAATATAAGCACGCTTTATTAAATCAAGAAAAAACAGATGCGCTTTTACAGGAAAATAAGAAAACAATGAAACAACTTCCAGCATCTGTCTATGATTTTTATGAAAAAGAAAAATTCATCATGACCGGAACAGCGAGAGAAATTTCTGAGCGATTAGGTTTAAAAATAAAAACTGTTTTCTACTATGTTCAAGTTGGGAAAAGAGAGCACTCATATAGAAGTAAAAGAAATCATGCAGTTTTAAATCAATCTGAAACTAAAAAACGTTTCCCTAATCGAGATATTTTAATGGAACCGAACGAGGAAGAAGAAAAAGGATATTATTCTTTGACCAAAGAGGAACGGGCAGAACGCAGATATAAACGCAAGTTAAAAATGAAAATGATGATTGAAAAAATGCAAAAAGAAGAATTAGGATAAACAATGAATAAAAAATTAATTACAACAGCAGTAGTCGCAGCAGGAATCTTTGGTTCAGCAACTTTTGGAGCTTATGCAGCTAATGCGTGGGCAGGACATCAAAATATGGTCGCTGTGCAACAGAATATCTCTATCTTGAAACAACGCTTGCTAGACCGAAACGAACAGCTTAAACAGGCTAATAATAGCTCACAGCAATATGCAGACCGATTGAATCAATTGAACAATCAAATTAACCAGTTGAAAGACCAAATCAATCAAGACAACTCAAACTTGCAAAATCAAGCTGCTAGCTATCAAAATCAACTGAACGCACTCAATCAGCAGAAAGCGGATGTTACCAATCAGTTGAATCAAGCGAACCAAGATAAGGCGAGCATGGCTCAACAAGTCAGCGATTTGAACTCAAAGCTAGTTGCCGCTCAACAAAAGACTGACGAGCTATCTCAGGCTGTGACTGATGCACAACAAACTAAAGATTTATCAGACGACGCTGTCAATGCGACGAAGTGAGGTGGAAAATGACAGTTGAAAGTTTACTAAAAACAATTTCAGAAGGAATGACAGTTAATGTAAAAGATTGCTATGGAAATATGATTATCCGTTTTAAATTCGGAGATGCTATTGAAGTATTTTCTGCAAGTTTTCTTTTCCATAAAATTAAAAAAACTGAAATTAAAAATCAGTTCGATTTAAATATTTACTTGGAGGACACGAAAAATGACTAATAAAATTAAGTTAATCCCTCTGATAGTTCCATTAAGAGCTAAGAAATATAAATGGAATCATGATAACTGTTTTTGCAGTCAATGCTGTCCAGGGAAATGGAGAAATGAAAATGACTAAGTTTGAAACAGCGAACGAATTAATATCTTTTGTTAGGGAAAAAGAGTTGAAACGTGGTTTCTATCAAAAAGGGAAAAGAATCCAATGGTTAGTTGGATTTGATATGTTGGGATTTATGCAAGTCACAACTCCAGCACAGGTCAGAAAGTCACGGAGCGGTTTTAATTGCAGTGTGACTAATTGGAATGTTTTGCTAGAAGAAAATTCTCCAAAACTTGATTGGTTTCTGACAGCAAAATATATTGGAACAGAATTGGAGATTAAAAATGACTAAGTTTGAAGAAGAATTAATGGCAACAGCAAAGATGATACCAACATCAGATGGAAATGAAATCAAATTTAAAACATCTTCTGCCTTATATGATTATTTACTACTAAGCAACGGGGAAGCTGAGCTATACCTCCAACAGCAATCCCTGCCAGTCGTGCCTGAGTTTGTTGGTGAATTTATTACTAAAGTGAAAAAAGCAGGCAATAATTTAACGTTTGCATTCAATAGTAAATTTGACGAATGCCCTGCAAAGTATTGGAATGAAGCAATTGTTTGGCGGCTTAATCATCCAGAAGAGTTCGCTCTAGCATTTATCACCGGCAAATATGAAGTCGAAAGACCGCAGTTGTTCAGACTGAAATTAAAGAATGCAACAATTAGTAATTACTATTTATGGCTAAATCATGCTACGGGTAAAGTTTTCGTTGACAAAAAGTACCTTGATTGGACTAACCATAACAATGTAAAAAATACATTTAAAGAACAAGAAATTGCTAAAATTTCAGACGGTGCTTTTGTAAATAACGAAGCTTTCGAGCTTGTGCCTGTGGAGGACGGAGAATGAAAGTAATAAATTGCGCTAAATGTAACGAAGAATATGCGATTGATTTAAATAAACCGGAAGAATGGTATTGTCCATATTGCGATAATTTATATTCAATCACCACTGACAAACTTTCGGTTGAAAAACTCCAAGAAGAACTAGAGAGTTGCATTCAAACTTTAATTACTATCAGTATCCTAGCAAACGGTGATGAAAATATTGTGATAGGAAATTTTGTTGATTCTAGACTTTCCAAGCTTGCTAAAAACCATGAAAATGTAACCAAGTACATTGAAAAAGTGACCGGAAAGAATATTGATGTTGTATTAGCTGAAAATACAGCACTTGAAGTGGAGGAAGAAGATAATGACTGAAGAAACAGAACTTTGCGGTTTCCAACCTACAGGAAGGTCAGAAGATGTACCTAAACCCCCTAAATATAATTTAAATGCAGAATTCTGGCGTACTCAATGGTCAGAAGCTTCTGGTGCTCACTTGATGGAATATCTCAGAGCTGAAAAACTCCAAGAACAGCTTAACACTGCGAAAAAGGCACTGACAAACATTAAGTGGAGAACTGAACGTGATGAACTAGAAACATATTACGTTGAGAGAAACCATGATATCCGTAAAGATGCCATTGATGCACTCGCAGCGATTGGAGGGGATGATGAATAAAAACGAATATTTTGTTGAAGTGTACGATTACGGAGAATTGGTAAGTACAACTGATTTCGATGATATAAACAGCGCTTTAAGGTTTTACGCAACAAGTTGGCGAAATGGTTATCATGTCGAGCTATGTCGGAATAAATTAGATTTAGATGGAAACATCATCAAAACTGAGAAGTTTAAAGAAACTTGGAAATGAAGGGAGCGGCGATGAGTGAAATAGAAAATATTGCACGGAATATTGTACGACAGGAAGAAGAACGACAAGTCGAAAAAATTAAGCTTGAATCTGAAATAAAAGCTCTTGAAGAAGTGCTTGAACATGGTATCTCGACAGAGTTTGTCGAAGATGAAGTGATTTATATCTACTCTCCAAAAACGGCGCATGACATGAGAGAAAAGTTATATGAAAACTACAAACAGCTTCATGCTCAGCTCACGATTCCGAAAAGCATTGCGGATGAGTTGGAAGAAGAAATTGAAGAAGCATATAGTAACGATTACATTCGTTCTTATAGTGATGTTGGGGCTTATATGGAAGTAATCACTGATGGACTTGATGAAGATAGTGAGCTTTATAAATTTATGTTTCCAGCTAATGATGCCTTACTCGGATGTTCACATCGTAATATAATCTATCTCTACATGGTGGATAATGATTTAGTGAAAGTGGTGGAGGGATGACAGCGGAGGAAATCGTGCGGAACTACCAAATTAAGTTGATGAAAATTATATTCAAAGAAATTGATAGCCTGATGACAAAAAAAGAAAATGCGGATATTAACGCACATAAACTTGCTGAAAATGGGAACTCTGTCAGAACATCGGCGTATTGGAAATCAGTAGGAAATGCAGAGTTCTACATTAAAGAAACTTACCAAAAGTTGAGTGCTTTAGCAGAAATGGATAGACTTTTCCGCTGGTCGGAACGTCTGCACCAAGAACAATTAAAATTTATAGAAAAGTATCCAAGAGTTATGGAGAAATACCGACAAACTAATATCGCTGGTCAATGACTGGTGGGGAGGGATTGAATGAAATCAAGCTGGAAGAAGCAAAGACAAGCAACTAAAAAACGGCAAATTAAGTTATTAAGATGGCGAAATAATTTTGTCAGAAAATATGGATTTAAAAATATTGCTGAATTAGGAATTAGAGTTAGTGAGGCTGCCAGAAAAATAACGGATGCTTTCTATAGAGTTCTAAAACAATTAACGAAAATGAGGACAACCAATGAAACTAATGTGTAAGCTGTTCGGGCATAAGTGGTCGAAATGGAGAGTTAATTTATTTACCACTCACGAGGAACGATTTTGTCGGCGTTGCTATATCAGAGATAAACGAATTACACGCTCTGACCTTGACGAGTCGGAGAATGTGTTCCCTGAAAAATGGCTTGATAAACATATGGATTGAGGTGGAGATGAAAAAATTTAGATTAGTAAGTAACTTGCTTATGGACAAAGATAGAGGATTTTGTTCAAAATACCAGTTTGTTGAAGCCGATAGTTTTGATGAAGTAATACAAGAAATTGAAAGCAATGCAGGTTGGTACACTGGTATCAACGGTGCTTTCAAAGTTGCATATATCGAGGAGGTTGTGGAATGAAAGATGCATCAAAATTAGTTTTATTTATCATTATGGCTATGAGCATTGTATCGCTTATTATATCTCTGCCAACACTTATTGTGACAATACTTATGGGAATTAATTACCTTGCCCTTAGAGCACTAATTGTTGTAATTATGGGTACCATCATTTTCTCAATAGCTTGGGTAATATTGAACAATCAAATGGATAAAGAACTTCAAAAAATTGATGAAGAACTTGCTGAGCATAAATCAAAAATGGAGCAGCTCGACAAAGAATTTGATGAACGGCAAAAAAGAGTTGCTGACAGATTTAAGAATTTGAGGTAAGTAAAATAAAAAAGCCCGAACTGACCAGGCTCGAGCGAAAGGATTTACAACTTATTATAATATTTTTAAATATTTTTGGTCAGTTACATTATATCACATACTGAGCTAGGAACTCGCTAAACTCAACTGGAGGAGAAATGATACCACAAGAAATTACTGTTGATTTTTCAGAGCAAATTGTTGAAACCAAAATTAAAATTGAAAGACTTGAAAGCTTAATCTATTATGTTAAAAATCAGAAAAATGCTTTAGAACATTATAAAAAGAGTGATGCTCTTTTGACTGATAAAGTCGGATTAAATTTAAGTGGATTTACACCATGTTCTTTTAACGTTAGTGTTGCAACACTCATCCCTTTGCTGGAACAAAACATTGAAGATAATACAGCTCTTATCCATGAGTTGGCTAAAGAACTTGGAATCGAGGTTGAATAAATGATTACATTTATTTTAGGCTTATTAATTGGAGCGATAGCGATGTTTTTGATTTATCTGAAACAAACGAAAGAAATAGCAGCTAAAACAATATCAAGCATTTTGGAAGATTGCGTTGAAAAAATAGAATTGCATGAATGGGGTACAGAAAAGATAGTTGAATTTTTAAATAATGCTGCTAATAAATTGAAAAATAAAAAATAACATCAAAAAAAGCCCACGGCAATGGGCTTCGGCATGATTGTATCTAATACTATTATACCACAGACGGAGGAATCTTTTAAATGGCGGATAGATTAGATTTGTTATTAAGTGACTACATGACTGGAATGCTTCAAGTTAAAATTAATTCAAGAGAACGATGGATCACTCGTGAGAAACATGAGGAAAGAATCGGAAGTGGTGGGAGTAGTTCAAACACTGCACCACAAGAGCGCAACTATTTGATTAAAGAAGCTGACAAAGAACTTGGTAGACTTAATGACCAGAAACAAACGCTTGACGAATTAATGGAAGTTATTCATGGAACAATTGTAAAGGATGTTATTATCGCTAGATTTAAACATCGGTTATCTTGGTATAAAGTGGGAATAAGAGTTTGCTTAGATGAAGACGCTGCAAGAAAACAATACGTATCATTTAAGAAAACATTGAGGGATGGATTATGGAGAAATACTTTGGACTGATTTTGCGTTCCGTTTTTGACCCGTTTTTAACCCATTTATTTCCTGATTTACATGCGATAATGGTAGCATGAAGTTATCAGCGAAAGCAAACAAAATGTAATTCGTTCGGTTGGATATACTTCTAAGCTTGTTAGGGTTCGACTCCCTGACTTGCTATTAAACGTTTATAGCTAAGTGCTTGCGTAAGGATTGCAAGTTAAATGGGTTTCCAATGTTTTTCAGCAGCTTAGTGGGTAAGCAAGGAATAGAAACGACTTCGCTATTAGAAGTTATAGAGTTCGAGCCTCTATCTTGCTATTGTGGGCTTCAAAGCTAGGAGTTCAGTATTAAATGGTTTGCGAGGACTTCCATTTGATAGTATGTAAAACTTCGCTTCAAACAGGATGGGTGGCAAGGCGTCACGCTAGTTTCATAAGCTAGAATAGAACGGTTCAATCCCGTTATCCTGAATTATATTTTATTACAGGTTGTCCAATGGGCAGCCTTTTATTGTTGATGAGAGGAGATGCTATCTTGCCAATGACTGGACGCTGTCGTGAGCCTAACTGCCACGCTGTAGTTATTAGACCACTGCACTATTGTACTAAGCACGCTGATAAAGAAGCAGCATATCAAGCAAGCAGAGAACGATGGGCTAATCGTACTGATAATAGTAAACGATACAAAGATTATGATCGAATGAGAAGTAAAAACCCATTTAAAGCAGAGCAACATAAGTTCTATCAAGGCAAACAATGGCGCTCAATAAGAAAGATTGCACTCAGACGTGACAACTATTTATGTCAGTATTGTTTGAATCATAAGCGAGTAAGAACTGGTAACATCGGAGACCACATTGTCCCTTATGAGGTAGAGCCTGAGAATAGGACTAACTTAGCTAACATTGCAATAGCTTGTAGCAAATGCCACACAGCTAAGACAAAATGGGAACAACTTTATTATGGAACTGGAATGGGCAATAAGTTAAAGAATGCTATCCCTATCAGAAATGTAAAAGACTTACCAGATTTTCAAAAAAATATTCGATAATTTTTAATAACCCTCCCCCGTATCTTTTCATAGGGAAACCACACACATAGGTATCATCATGCGTGAAAACCCAATTTTGAAAATTTTTATATAGGGGGGGTCAAAACACTAAAAGAAAGGAGAAAAAATGACAGCTAAGAAGTTCAAAGACAGTAATGATGGGAAGTTGTCCTATCGTGCACCTAAGCACCTTTCTCCTCTCGCAAGTGCTTGTTGGCGTAAAACTGTTCCCTTTCTTGAGGAACAAAAGCCAGTTGATAAGATTGATTCGTTTTTAGTTGAAATGTACTGTACTCAGTATGAAATTTATAGAAATTCATATGAACATCTAAAAAAACATGGTGAGGTTCAAGAAATTTATAAACCAGTTCAAGATATGACTGGTGAAATTATTGACCGACAATTTCAAGGTTTCAAACGTAATCCAATGACTCAAATTTACTCAGATGCAATAAAAAATCTTACAAAAATTGGTTCTGAGTTAGGGTTATCTCCAAAATCACGTTCTGAATTGATAGATCTTAACATGCAAGATACAAATGAAAAAAGCACTAAAGATAAGATGAAGGCATTCTTTGATGGAGGTGATGACGATGATTACTGAGTTAGCTCCTACAAAAATAATGAATAATCTTATCATTGAATTTAAAGTTGATTTAACGCAGGACCACAACGTCTTAGGAGCTTATCATAGTATTGATTTTTCAGGAATACGTGCTAAATATAGAGACCCTGGCACAAGATATGCATTCGCAGTATTAGACGGTATAACAAAATCTGGATATCTAACAAAATTAGCAGCATTTAGACATTTAAGAGACCTTCAAAGAATTGGGCGTGAAGATTTTCCTTACAGATACTCTAAAAAGGAAATAAAAAATTTACTAAAAGTTGCTTCAGTTGTCCCGAATGTTGATACAGGCGAACCAACTGAGCTAATGTCTTGGCAAAAATTCATTATGTGTATGCTGATAGGCTGGAGGAATAGCGAAGGTGGAAAAAGGTTTACTGTCGCTATAATATCAGTATCTCGTGGGCAAGGTAAAACTTATATTCTAGCAATTTTGATGGTTTATTCATTTTTATTTGAAAGTCTTGGTTTATCAAATCAGGACTTTTTAGTTTCCTCGATAAACTTTAAACAGACAAGCAAATTGTTTGGATATGTTAAGACGATGCTTAAGACAGTTATAAAAATTGAACCATTTAAAACAATTGCTTCTGAAACAGGGTTGACTGATCGTTCTATTCTGAATGATGAAGTTGTCATGAAGAAAATGAATAATAAAATTCGTGCTATTTCTCATGAAGCTGGTCAATATGATAGTTTTCACTTTACAACTGCTATTTTTGATGAAATCGGAGAGGTAACTAATAGAGAAAAAATTTCTAAAATTGTTTCTGGGCAAGTTTTGGTTAAAAATCATCAGTTTGTACAAATTTCAACTTCCTATCCAGACCCTAGCGTTCCTTTTAGAAAAGACCAAAAGACACTTCAAGAAGCTATGGAGAAAGATTGGGATAGAGAAGCAGATACTTCTTTATGTTTGGTATGGGCGCAAGATGATTTATCAGAAACATTCGAGCCAGAAACTTGGGTAAAATCAAACCCCCTTCTTGAATTGGAAGATAAAAAAGATATTTTACTAAAAGGATTGATTGACAAGCGAAACAGTGACTTATTACAAGGAACGCTACACGATTTCCAAACTAAAAACCTTAATATGTGGCTTCAACAAGATGTAGATAGTTACTTAAATCTTGCTGATGTTGAAAAAGCGATTATTCCTGAATTTAGCATTCATGGGCAACGCTGTTATATAGGCATTGACTATTCAATGATGTCAGATAATACAGCGATTGCTTTCGTTTTTCCTTATTTAGATGATGAAGGAAAGCCTAAGTGGCATGTTGAACAGCATTCGTTTGTTCCATTCCAAAGAGCAGGTTCAATTGATGCTAAAGAAAAACAAGATGGTATTAATTATAGAGAACTAGAAAAATATGGTTTTTGTACAGTTACAAGCCACCAACAAGGCCTAATCAATGATGATGAGGTTTATGAATGGATTGTTAATTATATTGAAGATAACGCATTGGATGTTATCTTTTTTGGTTATGATGCAATGGGTATCACAAAAGTAATTCAAATGCTCATGAATAATACGGGCTATAATTTACAACCTATCCGTCAAAGAACGAGTGAGTTGAAAGACCCTACAAAATTTTTACAAAAACTATTTGTAGAGGGATCTATTAGTAGGCTAGATGATAAAATCATGGAAAAATCGCTTTTAAATGCGGTTTTACGTGAAGATTCAATAGGAATACAGGTAGATAAACGAAAAGCAACTTTAAAAATTGATGTTGTTGATGCGATTATTGATGCTTTATTTCAAGGGATGTATCACTTTGAGGATTATGGTATGGCAAATGATAAGAGTTGGCAAGTTGAGCACATGACACCAGAACAAGTAAAAGAATGGGTTACTAGCCAAGAATCTGGCTTGTTAGACCTTGATGATGAAATAGATGATGATTGGGGATTCGATGAAGATTTTTAAAAACTTATTTTCTTTAATTTGGAAAATATTTGATGTACTTATGTTTATTGCTTTTGCAGTAACCATAACAGTAACAATGTTTATGTGGAATATAACAGCTGGTGGCGTTACTTTATCAGTTGTTTTTATTTTAGCAGGATTAATTTCCGAGTTTATAGAAAAGAAGGGAGGTGATTGATTTTGCCAATATTAAACTTTATCAACCAAACAAATGATCCGCCAGAAGTTGGCAGTGTTCAAAGCTATTTTCCAGATGGAAATGATGCGCAAATAATGGAAAGTTTGCTTGGTGATAATAATGAATGGGTTTCAGCTCGTGCAGCATTAAGAAATTCAGACTTATTTTCTATTATCTTGCAACTATCTAGTGATTTGGCAATAGTTAAAATCAATGCTGAAAAGAAAAAGAATCAAGGAATCATTGATAATCCAAGTACTAATGCTAATAAGCATGGGTTTTGGCAATCAATGTTTGCGCAGTTGCTTTTAGGAGGCGAAGCATTCGCTTATCGTTGGAGAAATGCTAATGGCGCTGATATGAAATGGGAATATTTAAGGCCATCTCAAGTAAATACTTATTATTTCGAGTATGAAAACGGAATGTATTATAACGTTACTTTTGATGACCCTAAGATAGATCCTATTTTTTCAGCTCCTCAAAGCGATTTAATTCATATGAAACTACTATCAATTGATGGTGGTAAAACTGGAATTAGTCCACTTTACTCTTTGAGACGTGAATCAAAAATACAAAGAGCCTCTGATAGATTAACACTTAGTTCATTGAATAGTTCATTAAATGTTCCTGGTGTACTTACTGTTAAAGGTGGTGGACTTCTTAGTGATAAAGATAAAGCATCTCGTTCTCGTTCGTTTATGAAACGTTCAAGAAGTGGTGGTCCTGTAGTATTAGATGACCTTGAAGAATTTACTGCACTAGAAATTAAATCAAATGTAGCTCAATTGTTAGCACAAACTGATTGGACTTCTAAACAATACGCCAAAGTATATGGATTATCTGACAGCTTTGTTGGTGGTCAAGGAGATCAACAATCATCAATCCAAATGATGACTGGGCAATATGCAAGCGCCTTAAATCGCTTTTTAAGACCAGCTATAAGTGAATTGGAGTATAAGTTAAGCGACCGAATAAGCGTTAACATGAGACCAGCTATTGACCCTCTTGGTGATAATTACTTATCTACTATTAGTACTGCTACAAGATGGGGTGCATTAGCTGAAAATCAAGCTACATTTGTCTTGCAAGAAGCAGGATATATTCCTAAAGACCTACCAGCCCCTGAAAATACAAATAAAAAGACAACTGGCCAAAGTAATGAGCCAGTACCATAGGAAAGGAGGTGGTCATGGTGATTATTCTTAGAAAGGAGGTAAATGATGACAGTAATTGAAATTAAAAGTGACATTGTTAGCAATGATTATAAAATGATGTACGATTTTTTTGGATTAGATTGCTATACTCCAAAAGACTTATCTCAATCCTTATCTTCTGCACCTGAAGAAGAAGAGATTATAGTTAATATTGCTTCAAATGGTGGTGATGTATTTGCAGCTTCTGAGATATACTCAGTGCTTAAAAATATAAACCAAAATGTGGTAGTAAATATTCAAGGGTTGGCAGCATCTGCAGCTTCAGTAATTGCGATGGCTGGAGATACGGTAAATATTTCTCCTACAGCTCAATTGATGATTCATAAATCAATGAGTAGTCCGCAAGGCAATGCTGACGATTTAGAACATGAAGTTCAGGTGTTGAATGGAATTGACCAATCTATTGCTGCAGCTTATGAATTAAAAACTGGTATGAAACAATCTGACTTATTGCAGTTGATGTCTAACGAAACATGGATGACAGCTCAAGATGCAGTGGATAAAGGATTTGCAGATAATATTATGTTTGTAGATGCTAATAAACCAGTATTTTCTAACTCAATCGGCAATATTCCAACTGCTGATAAACTTAATGAATTTATGAATTTCATGAATTTCAAAAATCGGAATAACCCTCCGAAAGAAGAACCAATTATAGAAAACAAACAAGCCGATTTACGTTATCGTAAGTTGGCTATTTTATTAGAAAAATAAAGGAGACTCAAATGAGAGTTAAATTAACAGTAAATCAATTGAACGAAGCATGGATTGCTTCAGGAGATAAAGTCACAGACTTTAATGACCAAATCAATATGGCTCTTAACGATGATAATTTTTCAGCAGAAGCCATGTCAGAATTAAAAAATAAACGTGATAATGAAAAAGTTCGCCGTGACGCATTGAGAGAACAACTTGTTGAAGCTCAAGCTGAGCAAGTGGTTAATATGCGTGAAGAAGATAAAGTGCCACTTACTAAAAAAGAAAATAATCTTAAAGATCAATTTGTTTCAGATTTCGTAAATATGGTTCGTAATCCTATGGCGTTTATGAATACTGTATCTTCAAATACAGACAATGGATCTGATGGAAACGACAGTGCTGCTGGGCTTACTATTCCACAAGATATTCGTACAGCAATCAATACTTTGGTTCGCCAGTATGATTCATTGCAACAATATGTAAGAGTTGAAAATGTTACTACTCTAAGCGGTAGCCGTGTATATGAAAAATGGACAGATATTACTCCATTGACTAGAATGGATGCAGAAGATGGATTGATTCCAAACCTAGATAACCCACGTTTGACAATCATTAAATACTTGATTGGACGCTATGCAGGTATTATCACAGCCACAAATTCTTTGCTTAAAGATACTGCCGAAAATATTCTTGCTTGGTTATCTTCTTGGATCGCTAAGAAGGTAGTTGTTTCTCGTAATAAAGAAATTATTGCATTGATGGGTGCAGTTCCTAAAAAAGCAACAATCACTAATTTTGATGATGTTATTACTATGATTAATACAGCAGTCGACCCTGCAATCATTGCAACATCAAACCTTTATACAAATCAATCTGGTCTTAATAAACTCGCTTTAGTAAAAACTGCTGAAGGTAAATATTTGCTTGAACCAGACCCAACAAAACCAAATACTTATATTGTTAAAGGTAAACGGGTAATCGTCATTGCAGATCGTTGGCTTCCAAATGGCGGAACAGCAAATGCACCAATTTATCCACTTTACTATGGTGATATGTCACAAGCAATTACTTTATTTGACCGTGAAAACATGTCATTACTTGCTACTAATATCGGCGGTGGTGCTTATGAAACTGATACGACTAAAATTCGTGTAATTGACCGCTTCGATGTACAAGCTACTGACTCGGAAGCTTTAGTTGCTGGTTCATTTACTGCAATTGCTGACCAAGTAGGGAACTTCAAAACTACAACAACTACTGCCGGATAATCAGGAGGGATTTAAATGAGCGTAACTGTTGATGACTTACTAGATCAGCTATCAGAAGATGATGATCGCAAACCACAACTTCAAATTTATTTTGATACAGCAACAGCATATGTGAAAAATGCAGTGAGTTCTGATACAGTTGACGCTCCATTTTTCAGTGTAGAAAATGTTTCTCCGATTTATGATATAGCTGTTCTAAGTTACTCGATGGATTTGTGGATTAATCGTTCTACGACTATGCCTCCTACTACGGCTGTAGATCATATGGTTGGGCAGTTGAGAGGTCTTTATTCTTCATGGAAGGAGGCGCAAGATGGTCAAAACGTACAAACCTAATGATTTTAACAGAAAATGCCAGATTGGAGTTACTAAAACAGTAACTACTCCTACCGGAGGTAAGGTTGAAAAAATTGACCCATCAACGGTTTTAAATGTTCGATTCGCAGCTAAAATGAGATCACTTGCGCTTCAATTTCAGATAATTGGTACAACTACAGCTGATACATTTGATATTGCAATTAGACATAATAAGCTAGTTACAAAGAAAATGTGTGTTGAAATAGATGATGTTCTTTACAACATTATTAATATTTCTTCAGATGAATCCGCAAAGCTTATTAAATTTGATATTTTGACTCTTCAATCGAAGAAGAAAGGGGCTTAATATGGTTTCGTTTTATGATGCGATGCAGCTTATTGTCGATAGAGCTGAAGAATTAAGTACAAAGATGAGTGTAGAAGATAAGGCGGAAGTTACTAAAGCTGGTGCTAAAGTTTTTGAACAAGCATTAGCTTATGAAGTTAGAAATAGGCACTACCGCCATCGTGATACTGGAGAAGACCCACATTTAGCAGATAGTATTGTTATGAAGAATAAGAATATTGATGGAGTTAAAGATGGTCAAAGTGTTGTAGGATGGGAAAGAAGTACAGAAAAAGGCACTCATACTAAAGGCTATATCGCCAACATCATTAATAATGGTAGTCGTTTTCCTCAGTTCACAACACGTTCTGGAAGAAAATATAAAAAACCTGGTGAAGTTGCAGTTCATGCAGATCATTTTATTGAAGAAACAAGAAAAAATCCTATTGTTCAGCAAGGAATATTAAAAGCTGAAGCTGAAGCAATGAGAAAAATAATTAATAGAAAAAAGAAGGAGAGTAACTTATGAAAAGACCAGTTGAAATTGTTCAAGACATAATTGCAACTAGTGACTTTCCATACAGTGAAATCTTTCTTGATTCTATTCCTAGTGAAAAATTAGATTCTAGTAATGAAACGCAAGTTTTACTGACAGAATCTGATAATGGACCAAGTGATTATGGTAATTCAGAATTTGTTTCACTTTTATATGGCGTTTATATTCAAATCTTTTATTCGAACGCTGAAGATTCGGATATAAATGTTGTTCAAAGCGAAATTAATCTGATGAAATCATTTATAAATAATGATTGGCTTATTGCGCAATCAAAAAGTCACTATATAGACCCAGATACAGGGCAAATTATCAAAAATTTAACGGTGCAACGCATCATGACATTAAGTGAGATAGCAAATAGCTAACTCATTTTTTATTTAAGAAAGGAATTTAAAATGGCAACAAAAGGTTTAAAAATGGTAACACTTGCTCTATTAGATGATACTGGAGCGATTTTAAAAGGAGCTGGCGGTTTATCAACTGATGGTACTTTTCCAATTACTGATGAAATGTTAGGTACAAAGACTGCAAATATCACCAATGTATCAAGCGCTCCAACAATGATTTATGGCAATGATGGTCAAGTAGATGCAGATATTGCAAAAGGTACTCCTTCGGTAGCATTCGACTTCAATGGTTTGCCTTTTGATATCAAACAAAAACTCCTTGGACGAGTTAATGATACTAAAGGTGGATATACTCAAGGTCCTGTTCCTAAAGTTGCGGCTTTGATTCAAACGACAACAATTGGTTCAGCCTCTCCTCAATATATTGGATTTGCTGCAGGTAAAATGAATGAAACCGCATTGAACTTGCAAACAAATACCAACGCGGTTGTACGTGTGGATGATGCATTGACATTTACTGCTTTCTCTGTAAGCCGTTGGGGTGGAGAAGCTATCAAATTCTATGATGGTGGAGATGCTAAATTTACTGAAGCTGCAATGTTAGCTGATGTATTTAACGGTTATACTGCTCCGACTACTGGTGGTTCAGGTAGTGGAAGCTAATAATTGAATAGCGGAGAAATCCGCTTTTTATATGGGATAGATAGATGGTCTATTATATTAGGTTCGATACCTGACTATTCCTTTACAAAAAGTAAAATAGAGGAGAAATATAATGAAATTATCATTACCAGAAATTAGAGAAGAATCATTTGAAATTAAAACTTCAATTAAGAACATTAAAAAAATGCATGCCTACCAATTGGAACTAGCAAAAAGCCAAGAAAAACTTGCTTCAGTTCAGGATGGAACACTAGAAGAATTAACAAAAGCAATCGCTCTTGATGATATGTCAGTAATTAATAATGCCGAAAAATTTATTACTGAAATTCTAGGATTAAATAAAAAAGAAGTAGACAAATTAGAAGAGTTTGACCGTGGCCAATTTATGAATTTGCAATCTAAACTTGTTCTTTCACTTCAGGGGTATGATGATGATCAAATCGATACTATGTTTACTGAGGAGGTTGATTCTGCCGAAAAAAAAGTTCAAGCATTGAAGAACGAAAAGTCTACCACCATAACCAATTAATAGATTTACAGCTATTTGAAAAAAATATTATCGAAAATTGGCACTGGACATTAGAGCAAGTGGATAATCATGATTATTATGATTTAATTGATGTGTTTAAAGCGAATGAAGATAATAAGATGGCTTCATTTGATGATTTGAAGAAGATGTTTGGGCAATAATAATTATTCACTTGTAATATACAGTTTATAGGGGTATAATTTACTTATTAAAAATCAGGAGAAATTCATGAAATATTGCCCTAATTGTGGAAAAGAAATTATAAGTTCATCTAATTTTTGCTCAAATTGTGGTTTTGATTTTAACCATAAAACTGATATTAAACAAGAATCTGGTGCTATTAATGTACCTAAAAAAAGTGTCGAAGAATTCAAAAATGCTTATTTAGCTAATATTATTTTAGCTGTAATAACTGGTATTTACGTTGTTTTAAAATTTTTACAAATTTTTGGAACATATACTATTAACTTGAAAATTTTTCCATTCATAATTTTAGCTTGTGCTATCTATGCAAATGTTATTAATAAAAAGTTGAAATTAACTTATACAGCTTCAATTATTATTTATATTTTTAGTATATTTTCAATATTTTTCTCAGGGTTTCTATCCCTTGGGCTCATGTTCTATTTTGCTTTAATATTGATAGTAGTACCATATGGGGCATCGGCTGTCCTAAGTGCAACTTTAGCATACGGAATAAAGCAAAATATTTTAAAGTGATAAAAAACTCAATTCAATAAAAATAAAACGTCTAAATAAATTAGGCGTTTTTTTATACTCAAAAATTAGAAAGGAGTAAAAATGGCAGATATAATGGTTGATTCAGTCACCACAGGGATTGACTTGAATGAGACAAAAGCTGTTGAGGCTATCAACCGCTTAAAATCAGCAGTTAAAGATAGTACTCGTGAATGGCAGATTAATGAAGCACAGGCTAAATCTGCTGGAGATGCTGTTTCTGCATCAAAATATCGCTATGAAGGTCTTAGTGAAGCAATGGAAAAGCAAAAAGCTTATATTGCTAACCTTTCAGAAGGTATGAAGACAATCAATAGAGATACTGATGCTGGTGAGAAGGCTTATCAAAAATATAATGCTCAATTAACTACAGCAGAACGTTCTCTTGCCTCAATGACAGGGCAATTAAACCGTGCAAAATCAGCTTATGAGTATCAACAAACAGGTATTGATGATTTAAATAAATCTCTTAGTGCTAATGATAAACTCATGCAATCTCAAATTGATTTATATGAGAAGACCCGTAATAAAATGGGAGCTGCTAAAGCCGAAGTTTCTGGTCTATCTACGTCATACGCAAAGCAAACTGAAATTTATAGGGCCCAAGTAACTGAGCTTAAACGATTAGAAGCTGCTGAGGGTACAAGTTCAGAAACTCTTGTTAAGCAAAAAACAAGGGTAAATGAAGCTGCTTCGTCGTTGTTAAACTATAGAAATAAACTATTGGAAGCTAACTTGGCAGTTACAAAGATGCAGCCGTTTAATTCCGAGTCTCTCATTGGTAAAGGTTTAAATACTGTTTATCAAACAACTGAGAAAGCTACCGATGTAATGGCAGCAGGATATCAGAAAGTAAAGAGTGCAGCTTATCAAAGTGCTTTTGGGATTGCTGCAATTGGTGCAGCTGCAGTTAAGGGCGCACAAATGGCCTCTGAACTTCAAAACCAATATAAAACAACTTTTAACTTATTAGTAACTGGTGGTGAACAAGCTAAAGAAGCTCAAGAAAATGTCAATAAAATGCAAGAGCAGGGTTCTGAACTTTCTGTTAAGTATGGTAAAACTCAAAAAGAAATAGCAGATGGATATCAAGAACTTGTAAAACGTGGATATACGAGCGCTCAAGCTCTTGGTGCTTTGCCCACCATGTTGCAAGCTTCGGTAGCTTCTGGGGATGATTTTACTGATGTTGTACATAACTCAACAGCAGCGCTTGAAAGTTTTGGTAAACGAGCTGATGATGTTACTGGCATGACAAAAAACACAAAAGAAGTTGTTAACCAGATGGCCTATGCAGCAGATATGACAGCAACTGATTTCCAAAGCATGGGTGTAGCAATGGAATATGTAGGGGCATCGGCTCATCAAAGCAAATTAAGCTTGTCAGAAACAGCCTCTGCAATTGGTATTCTTTCTAATAATGGTCTTGAAGCTGACAAAGCAGGTACTGGACTTAGAAAAGTGATTGTTTCGCTACAATCTCCTAGTGATGCAGCAGCAGCAGCCTTAACTAAGATTGGGCTAAGCACAAAAGATTTTGTAGACCAAAACGGAAATATGAAGTCAATGACGGAAATTTTCGGATTGTTAAACCAACATACAGAAAAACTAAGTTCATTCCAAAAAGGACAAATCTTCCACGCTTTATTTGGAACTACTGGTCAACAGGCGGGTGCAATTCTTTCTGAAAACGTTAAGCAGTTAGGCGAACTTGATGACAAGGTGAAAAAATCAGCTGATGGTCAAGGGTATGTTGTTAATCTTGCAAATAAGAATATGCAATCTACTCAAAATGAATTAAAACAATTTAAAGCAGCCGGAGAGGCTGTTTTAATTATGATTGGTCAAAAGTTCTTACCAGTTTTATCTGATGCAGCAACTTCAATGGCTAAGGCATTTAATTCTAAAGAAGGTAAGCAAGGGCTTGAAGAAATAGCTAGTTGGATTGCTAAGATTTTCCAAGGTATTGTTGATACTGTAAAATTCATAGGAACTCATAAAGATGAAGTAGTAACCTTTGGTAAAATATTTGCTGGAATTTGGGCTACTAAGAAAATTGGAGATGTTATTGTATGGCTTGAAAAATTGAAAAAATCTTTACTTGAAATACAAGCTATTGATGCATTATCAGGAGGTTTAGGAACAGGAGGTATTAAATCTTCTGTAGGTAAAGGTGTTGTATCTGAAGCAGAAACAGTTGCTTCAACAGTAACTAAAGGTGGCGTAGCTGCTGAAGGCGAAGCGCTTGTTGCATCTGGTGGTTTATCAAAAGCTACTTCCTTAATTCCAAGATTATTAGGAATTATTGGCTCTGTTGGCGGAAGTACAGTCTTGTCTGGCGGAATAAATGCAGGAGCTGAATTACTCAGTAAA